AAGGCTGGAGATTCTCGGCTGGCTATAACTCTCTGGCTATCGATCTTTACGTTACGCCAGTGTCTTATTCACTCGACGCGTTCCGCTGGAATGACGTACCCGCTTCCGAAACTTGGAACACTCTTAGCCCTACACTTACTTGGCTGGACGCGACAGTAGTCGCATAGAGAGGAAAACATGGCAACTACTACACCTAACTTCGGCTGGAGTGTTCCTACTTCGACCGACTTAGTAAAAGACGGAGCGACGGCGATCGAAACGCTTGGCGATTCTATCGACGCTTCTTTAGTAGATCTTAAAGGCGGAACGACTGGACAGATTTTAACAAAAAACTCCAATACAGACATGGACTTCGTATGGAGTTCGGAATCTGGAGACATTTCAGCGGTAACGGTAACGTCACCAATTACAGGCGGTGGAACTTCTGGAAGCGTAGAAATCGGATTCGATTATGCCGCTGGAAGTAAATTAACACTTAATGCGCAGACTGGAACTACTTATACTTTCGTTTTAGCGGACGCAGATCAAAAACTTATAACAGCTTCTAACGCTTCGGCCCAGACGTATTCCATTCCGACTAACGCTTCTGTAGCATTCCCGATCGGAACACAGATAAACGTTATAGCAATCGGCGCAGGACAGGTAACTATTAACGCTGTTACTTCTGGAACTACTACTGTCCTATCTAATGGTGGTACAGCGGCAGCTCCTAAATTACGCGTCCAGTATTCAGCCGCTACTCTTATGAAAGTCGCGACGGATACTTGGTACGTCGTCGGAGATCTATCGTAATGATTATAGGAATTGCAGCTTCTGGCATTCAGAAGTCTAAAGCCTTTACAGCTACAGGCGGAACTATTACTACTTCTGGAGCTTACACTTATCACACTTTTAACTCCAGCGGAACTTTCGAGATTACTTCGGGAAGTAAAACTGTCGAAGTCGTGGTCGTAGCTGGTGGTGGCGGTGGTGGTACGACCGATCGCGGCGGCGGTGGCGGTGGCGCTGGTGGTTATCGAACATTGAGCGAAGTGGCAACTGCACCATACACAAAAACAGTAACAATTGGTGCGGGTGGACTTGGTGGCATTTTTAGCTCCCGCGAAGGAACGAGCGGTAACAATACTTCTTACGGATCGACGACGAGTACGGCTGGCGGAAGAGCTGCGGGTCGGCAAAATGGTCTCGATGGATACGAAGCGGACACTGGCGGAAGTGGTGGCGGTGGAGCGCGTGATGGTTACGCAACAAAAACAGGCGCAGCTGGGACATCTGGACAAGGTTCAGCAGGTGGTAATTCTAGCTTCGATGAAGGCGGTGGCGGCGGCGGTGGATCTTCGGCTGTCGGTGCTAATAACACTTATGGAACTGGCGGTAATGGTGGCGCGGGAACATCTTGGCAAAGTTACACAACACTTGCAGGTGGCGGTGGAGCTGGAGCTTTAACTACAGCTGGAACAGGCGGAAGTGGCGGCGGTGGTAATGGTTCGACTGGAAGCGGTAACGGTACGAGCGGAACTGCGAACACTGGCGGCGGTGGTGGTGGTACTTACGGAAACCGAACAGCGGGTAACGGCGGATCGGGAATAGTTATTGTAAGGTATTTAACATGAGCCACTGGGCAGAAATTAACGAAGAAAACATAGTTCTACGCGTTCTCGTAGGAGATAACAATTCTCCAGACGAAGGTAAATCTTTTATGGAATCTCTGGGCGGTCGATGGATTAAGACTTCTTACAATGGAAACATTCGTAAAAACTTTGCTGGCGTAGGTGATTCTTACGATGAAACTTTAGACGCTTTTATCGCTCCAAAACCTATAAAGGGAATCTGGATTTTTAATGAAGTGACTGCACAATGGGAAAAGGTGGACGAATGAAGTACCCAATCGGAACAGCTGCGGCAGTCGTAGAAGTAGCACTGGCGGAAGTCGGTACAGTCGAAGAAGGCGATAACCTTACAAAGTACGGAAAGTTTACTAAGGCCGACGGCTTACCTTGGTGCGGATCTTTCGTAAATTGGTGCTTCCATCATGCGGGCGTAAAGCTTCCATCGATGGTCTCTACAGCTGCGGGAGCGCATAAGCTAAAAGAAGTAAATCGCTGGGTCGTGGCAGAACCGAAGATCGGTGATCTTGCATTTATGGACTTTCCGCATGATGGAGTCGATCGTATCTCGCACATAGGAATCGTCGTAGGAGTTAAGTTTAAGACGGTTATTACGATCGAAGGTAATACTTCGGGAACTGGCGATCAGCGTAACGGCGGAATGGTCATGATTAAAGAGCGGGAGTTCTTAAGCGGTAAAGAGATCGTAGGCTTCGGACGACCTAAGTTCGTCGCCTATGCTGGCGATTATCCGATCGTCGAAGTACCTACTCAATCGGCAGCGAAGCCGAAGATCAAGGAGAAGAAAGATGGAAAGCTTAAAAGCGTTACTCGCAAGCTGGGCGCGTAGCTTCTTAGCTGCGGCTATTGCGGTTTACATGGCTGGCGTACAAGATCCTAAAGCGATCGGAATGGCTGGCTTAGCCGCTGTTCTACCTGTCGTTCTGCGATGGCTTAACCCTAAAGATTCAGCGTTCGGGTTATCGGGGAAGTGACTCGGAAACCTCTCGCGGTAGGTCTGGCCTTAGTCCTTTCGGTCAGCCTTACCGCTTGCGGTTATCAGGGCTGGATTCGCTATGAGTGCCAAGAGTTCGAGAACTGGGAAAAGCCAGAATGCAAGCCGCCGCAGTGCGTCCCTACTGGAACTTGCACTAGAGACATCATTGGAGAAGAAGCTCCATAGACCAGCAAGGCGTCGGAGTCCAGAAGACGTCCACGCAACTTTAATCCTCATTATCGGAGCAACGTTAGCCGCTGTCTTCTTGATCGTAACCCTTGGAATTACTTACGCGCTTATCTTCGTTACACAGCCAATCGGAGCGCAAGCTCCTAACGACGCAGCTTTCATTGATCTACTAAAGACTCTATCGATCTTCTTAACTGGATCTCTGGGTGGAGTGCTTGCAGGGAACGGACTAAAGTCCAAGCCGAAAACACCAATCGACACGCCGACAGCCACGCGGGAATCTTGACCTAAGCGCGTTCTTACTTCACTCTTTACACAGGGAGCGCGAACGTCGATCCCAGTATCGGGAGCAATCATGAACGAATTAGGAATTGTCGTAGCTATGTCTATAGCTGCGATCTTATGGGCAGCGATGAGCTATTCAGTGGGCTATCGCGAAGGTCAGCGAGAAGGCTTTAAGCGCGGTCGCGCCGTATCACGTCACGCAGCTAAGGAAGTGCGCTAATGAGCTTCCTAGACAATTACGAAGACGTAGCAGCTCGAATCGCTCGACTCTGGATTACACACCCTACAGCTAGAGTCCAGACGAACATCGTGGACTTTAACGCCGAGAAGGGTTACGTCCTTATCCAAGCCCAGATCTTCCGCGAGTACGAAGATCTCTATCCATCAGCTACAGATTACGCATTCGGTAACGTGGCGACTTATAACGTCAACATGAAGAAGTTCTTCGTAGAAGATACGGTCACGAGCGCAATAGGACGCGCCATCGGATTATTACTGGGAGCGGACAAGCGTCCGACTCGTCAGGACATGGAGAAAGTCGAGACAGTAAGCGCGAAGGTAGCCAACTCAACAGCCGACGATTACGATCCTTGGACTAAGAAGTTCGGAGAGGTTCCAAGTTATAAGACAGCCGAAGAAGCAGAGCAGAGCGGCATTCCTAGCCTTGGATCATCGATGGACGAGATCAAGAAGCAGCTAGGCGGAGAGCTAGTGGCAGAAGCTCCACAGTGCAGCCATGGCCATCGAATCTGGAAGCAAGCCCACGAAGGCGCGCCTAAGAACTGGGGCGGCTACTTCTGCACAGAACGCACTAAGGCAACGCAGTGCGCTCCTAACTGGTACGTCTTAGCCAGCGATGGTAAGTGGAAGCCACAGGTCTAAAGATGAGCGATTACATGGAGATTCTTTATCCTCAATCCATGACAGCCAAGCTTTTGCAGAATGGCGAAGTAATAGCCGAATACAAGATCGAACAATGCGACGGCTGCGCGAAGCTAAAGAAGCTGGACGCTTTCGGTTATACGAAAGGCCAAGGCGGAGAGAAGTTAACTTGGCTCTGCGGTGACTGTCGGTGAAGGTTAAACCTACGATCGAGGATAAAGTCTTAGCTCACACAGTAGCTCTAGAACGAATCGCTCAGATCTACGGACAGCCAGACCATTCCAGTCGCTACGACCGTTCTTTGGGCTTTCATGATTACGTCGCCCAAGTAGCCGAGTCGATAGTCGCCGAGATTCTCGTCGCTAGATTCTTAGGGTTCGTGGATTTCGATCCACGAGCTTCTAAGTTCAAGCAGACGGCAGACGTGGGATCTAACATCGAAGTCAGATGGACGCGCTACGACGCTGGACAGCTCATCGTCTACGAGAATGATCGAGTTACAGACGTGGCCATTCTGGTCACTGGATCATCTCCGAATTACAAGCTAGCAGGGTGGATTCCTGTAGCCATGGCCAAGCGGCCAAGATACAAACACGCGAAACAGCCGACATGGTGGGTCACTCAGCAGAACTTACAACCCATCGAGAATCTAAAGGGATCGAACTATGGAACAGCTACGCTTTAAGTGCCGAGTCTGCAAGAAGGAAACACAGCAGCTCATTCGTGTAATTACAGATAATCTTCCAGATAACGTAAAGACTATACAGTGCTGCGTCTGCTCGACGATGACAGTGGCACTAGTGGGAGAAGCTAATGGCGACCTATGAGTTTAGGTGTGAAGTCTGCTCGAAGCAGATAGAAGTCCAGCGATCCATCGAGGACAAGCTGGCCAGAGATCCTTACTGTGAGAGCTGCACTGTTCCCATGAAGCGGGTTTACTCTTTAGGTGGGATCGTGTTTAAGGGTAACGGCTGGGGCGGTAAGCCATGATCGAGACCTGTACGCAGTGCAAGCAAAAGGCAGAAATCCCAGTCGATAAATGGGTCTGCTCTTACTGTGAAGCTAAAGCTGCTCAAATAACTAAAGAGTTCGGAGATTTAGCATGGTAGAAAAGTTATCCACAGACTTAATCCACAGCCTGTTGAACACGCCCAAGAAGACGCTCATTACACTGTTAAACTTGACAGGCGCGCTACGCTGTTATCGCTTGAAGCGAGCCGCTATCGCGGTTAGCTCGCAAGGGCGAAAGCAGCTAATGGGCGCGGTCTATGTCCTAGCGGCCATCACTTCAATAACAAGCATTCCAAACGCAACAGCTAAGAACTATTCTGTAGATCATCTAAAGCTTTATGCACATAGTCGAATCTTGGACTATAAAGAGTTCCAGTGCTTTAATCGAATCATTACTAAAGAATCCAGATGGAACTACTTAGCGAAGAACGGTAGCCATTACGGACTGGGGCAGATGAGATCTAAGCATTACAGAGATCTAGATCCATTTAGACAAATAGACGCTACTCTTAAATACATTACGATTCGTTATGAGAGCAACTGTAAAGCGTGGGCATTCCATGAGATGAAGGGCTTCTACTAAGTGACACTACATTCCCAGCGTAAGAGCAATTCGACACAATGGAAGAAGTTAAGGCTACGGATACTCCAGAGAGACGGCTACGTCTGCTTCTGGTGCGGAGCAGAGGCGAACACTTGCGATCACGTTATTCCAGTAGCTAGAGGCGGTTCAGACGATCCAGATAACCTAGTCGCAGCTTGTAAGCGGTGTAACTTCTCACGCCAAGATCGACTCCCAGAGGAGATGGACATGGTGAAGATGAAGAAAGCTGGGCTTTTTTTAGATAGGGATTCCAC